CTGTATTTTCAGAACGCAAATGGGAAAGATTCAAGTCAAGTTGGGAAAATGTGACTTGATTAGGGTGAAAATAAAACTCCCTGCAAGTGGTTTGCAAGGAGCTTAAATCAAGTTTGTATGGCATTTTAAGGGCGGCTACAATGGGGTTCAGTCTTCCAATAATCGCGCACAATGCGCTCGGCCTCCGATAGCTCGTTACACCAGGGAGTTGCGCGGCCGCAATCCTTGCACACAATTCTGTACTCCCATGCGGGCGAAAGTGCATGGCTGGGAAACTGGTAGGTCTGAGTCTCTACGGCCAACCGGCCGCGACAAGGACATTCACACTGCAAGACGGCGAACGGGTATATTCCATAGGAGGCCATTTTTCGCTCTCTTTCTAATTAAAAAATTGCGCGGCGAGTTTTGCCCGAGCGATTCCAACAGTCTGCGGCACAGCGATCCTTGTGGTATAAGTGGGCGCGACGCTCTGCCGTGTAAACCGTTTTAGCGGGCTTGACATAGCACTGGCGATGCTCGCAGAAGAAATGGCCGGCGGCGTTGCGGCTGTTTGGATCGAGCCAGCAGCAAGACGGATAGAAAATCTGGCGTCTCATTTCCAATAACCTCCTGGGCGGATGTTTTCAAGAGGAAAGCCAACACATTGCCGCATTTCTTTTATAATGTCCTCGAAAAGCTCGGGCGCGCTCATTTTTCGCCTCCGCACTTTTCCCACGCATCACACACGCCAAAAGACATTCCGCCGTGCAGCATTTCGTTTTCGACTAATGGATGGTTACAGTCGCACTCTCCTTCATAAGTAGGTTCGCCGTATTTGCAGGTGAAGCAGCACCTTTCTGCATCGCGATAGTTAAGTGCTTTTTGAAAGTCTTGCCAAGTCATTTTGCGCCGCCTTTCTCTTTGGCTTTATCTGCAAAAAGAGAAACTGCCTGGTCCGCAAGAGCATGAAGTTCGCGCGGGTTTGCGTCTAAAAATCCTTGCGAATTTTCTTCTGGGATTATTTCAAGAGTTATGCTCACTCTAAAGCGAGTGTAATCCGTTGGTGTCCCTGTTCGTTCGACATTTGTATCAGCATTTATTATAAACATTTTGCACCGCCTTTCTAATTGGCTTTTTGTTTGTTCAAGCGGCGGACATGTTTAGTCCAGGCCGCTTTGCATTCTTTTTAGTTCCTACGGTCTCGACAACGCCATCAACAATGAACTCGTATGCTCGACTGCCGTCTGGAGCCCCAACCCATACCAGCGAGATTGAGACATCAGCGACGACTCGGTGTTGTAAAACAATCCAAAAGTCATCGAACTGGCTGCTTTTTGGCTTTTCATTTTGCTCCGCCTTTCTTGTCGTCGACGAGTTGGACCCGGCCGTGGAGGATGACGCCAAAGTGTGTGTCTTTAGGTTCGCCCCAGGCCGGGTGAAGACATGCACGAAAGATGTTAATGCCGCAGGCTTCTACAAACAAATCTGGCTTGCTGTAGCCGCGCGAAAACGCGATCACAAGATGGCCGTCAAAAGGAAGATTCACTACCCAATTTGAAATTCGCTTGTGCCAGTATTGAGTATCGGCGCGGTATTCTTCCTTTTTCTCTCCGGTGGCAATCATGTCATACCACTTGCCCTTGAGAACGAGCGGCAGAATCGAACATTGACTACGCTTCAACTGTTTCATGCTGCGGTGCTCCTGATGTGGATTTGAACATGGGTGAGGGCGTCGTAGGCGTGGGCATCGTAGGTGATGCTGAGGCCGCCTGACGAGCGGGGCTGGTAGACAATCGACGGATCGAAGCCGAGGAAGGCACGCGCAGCGCGGCCATCGAGCAGACCACGAAGGAGCCGCCGCCGGTGCGTGTCGAGCATCTGGAAGAGCGTCAGGATGTTTCCAGGGGCGCAGTCCATCCAGAACGAGGAGTCGCGGACGTCGCGGCCACAGGGGACGCGGGCTTGCTCAACGATTCCAGCGAGGTAGTCCGCCGCCTCGGTCGTGCCCATGACGCAGCCCTTCAGCTGTAGGACCTGGGCGCAGCAGATGCGGAGGATCGCGGCCTTGCGGGCGTCGTCGGCGATCGCAAAGCGCAAGGCCGTCTCGTAGTCGCCAGCGTCGACCGCAAAGCGGCGCATGCAGGCGTCGAAGTCCGCAGTGCGCGAGAGCTGCGCAAGATGCTCCTTGCCGGTCTCCTCGCGCATGACGTACTTGCGGTAGGTTTCGCGCGCTTCGGGCGTGGCGTGGCCGAGCTCGATCGAGGCGGCCTGAAGCGCCCGGAAGAATGCCGAGCGCTGGGCGGGCGTGAGGCCGGATGATTTTTGGGACTTTTCGGTCTTCACTTCGCGCCTCCTTCCGTTGCGGGGGCGAGGAGCCAGTCTATGCACCGCAGAAGCCCCGAAACATCGAAGTATGCGCCGGGGTTGTGCCGCCTAAAAGCAAGCCACGCTTTGTCAGCGTTATTGTCTGCTGGCCCTTCCACAACCAATGGCATATCGCAGTTGCGCGGCGGTGCGGCAAGGGCGGTCCTTGCGACGCCCGCTATGTAGTTGGCGGTATTAAACGCCAGTCCGTCTTTGTGGCGAACACGCTCCATGATCTCTGCGGCCGACTCTGCCGCCTTCTGTATCGCCTCGCGCAACTTCGCGCAGTTGCCGATTGGCTTCTGGCGCTCCTCCGCGATGCAAGCCAGCAGATCGCACTCCAGTCGCTTCCACTCGGCTTCCTCGCGCTTGTGCGCGGCCTCAAGCCGGTCGGCAATTTCGGCGCGCCACAATGTGAGATAGGCGTTCTCACCCTCTCTCGGTCTGCGTAGCCACGCGATGAAGTCCGCGACTGTCTCGTGTTCATTCATTGGTTGTCCTCCTGTGTGGTGGTTAGAGTCTCTTAGGGTCAATTAAGGTCAGTTAGATTAGTGTCGCCTGGGTGGGTTGCGGTGGCTGGGAGTTAAGGACGACGCGGGCGTAGTTGTCGAGCGCCTTGTCAAGCTCCCTCTCCAAAGCCTTGCAGGTGCGCAGATCGTTGGAATCGCGCGTGCGGAAGTAGGCTTTCTGCGCTTCGCGGGTTTCTTTCGCGTACTTGTAGAGGCGAAAGCAGGTCATGGAATTGCAGTTCATGGGTTTCTCCTGGGTGGTAATTGAGTTATTTTTCGTCCGGTTCAAATATAGTTTTAAGGCGCTTGTAAATTGCCCGCAAATGGTCCTCCTTCGGAAGCGGGTCGGCGAGCTTCGCGAAGAATTCGCGCGTCGCGGAGTCGCCGTGACGGAGCTTGCGGAGGATATGTTCGAGCGTCGGCAGCAACTTTGACTCATAGATCGCCGCGTAGTTGGTTCCTTTTGGAAGACCGAACGCTGAGCGGAAGCCGGAGAACACCGCATGAGTGCGGGCCCTGGCCTGGCATGTCAGGCGAAGGTTGAACCTTGCCGGACGGTTGAGCGACCCCGTGTTTGTGGGAAAGTCGTCATCAGTGTAGGTGTGCTTGCAGTTCATGCGGATGTCCTTTCTTTTTGCCGGTTACTTCACCTGCTCGTCGGCGATAGGTTCGATCCAGAACTCGTCGTTCTGCTCCATCGAGATTTCGTACTCGTCGAGGACGGCCTTGCGCTCCTTCGCCGACGCGACGACGGCGGGATCCTCGCTTTTCAAGTCGCGGAAGACCGCCAGGATGGCGTCCTTGTCGACTTCCGGCTGATTCCTGACAAACTGCTTGAGCTTGTCGACGCCGTCGAAGATGAGGCCAAGCGCCTTCCACGCGACCTTCTTGAACTTGCCCGCCTTGGTGACGGTCGGCATCCCAAGCCGGACGCCGAAGTTGGCGAGCTTCGTTGATCCGCTGCGCCGTCCCGGCAAGCACAGCTCGCCCGCGTGCGCTTCGAAGTATGGGGCGGCGCGCTCGTGCGCGGTCTTGATGTCCGCGTCGAGCGCCTTGATTTCCGCGCCATACTTGTCGTCGAGCTGCTGGTGACGCGCCTTGAGCGCCGCGACCAGCTTCTCGCGCTGGACGCAGCACTTCGCGGCCGCGTTCACCGCCTCCTCGAACTCGGCGCGCGACGCGCACGCCTGGACCTTTGCTGCTTTTATTCTTGCCATGTTGGTTTCTCCTTGTTTGTGGTTTGTGAGTCAATACTGCTGCGTCTTCATGTGGGCGAGCTCGAGGTAGCCATTAGCCACACTGGCGAAGATGTCCCAGGACATTGGCTGCCGCTTGCTTTGCGACATTGAGTAGGCCTTTTGAAGATAGACAAAATAGCGCTCAAGGCCGTATTCGAGCACAAGGCTTTTGACGAGCTTCAGGGCGTCGCCAGTCGGCTCAGGCAAGTCGAACGAACGGGCGATGGCGTTTAGATCCTCGACCGGCGGCCTGTCGGGAAGCACGGCCTTGATAATGCTGCGGCCGATCAGCTGCTCGAAGGTCTGCTTGTTTACGCCGGTCTCGAAGCGCTCCATGCCCACTTTCGTTGCGCAGAGCACAAGGCCGCACCGCGTCTTGTCGCGGATGTCCCGGATAAACTCAAGCACCGTCGCGGACTGTTTTTCGCCGGTCGTCGTCAACGCCTTGTGGAACTCATCGACGATCAAGAGGTTGGAGCGCTTGAGCGTGTCGAAGATGGCGTCTTCAAGCGCCCAGGCTTTCGTCGCCTTGACGCCGTTGTTGAACTTGCGCGCAAGCTCTCGCACAAAGCGCGTGCGCGTCCAGCCGCTGCCCATCTCGATGTAGATGGTTTTGCCGTGGTTGTGCTCTCGGGCGTAAGCCTTAAGAGATTCGCTTTTGCCGATGCGCGTCTTGCCGTAGATAAAGCTGACCATGCCGTCTTTAAGAGCCGCGTCGCAGCATTGCCAGACCACGCGCTTTACTTCGGTGTCGATGATGCCGATATTCTTTTTCTTCGCTTCCTCTTCCTCGATCTTGCGGAACTCGCGGATCGCCTTGATAATGTTTTCCCAGGAAGAGCAGCGCCCGTCCTTGTATACGCCGTAGCTGCCACGGAACACCTGGTATAGAGTGTTCTTGTCGTAGGCCTTCATTTTGGCGGCAAGGTCAGCTTCCTTCAGGTTGTTTTCCTGTGCGTAGTTGTAAAGCCACCAGACTTCCTCGCCGTCGGCTTCCGACAGTTGACCGCGCGCTACGGCCTGTGCTGTGGCAATGCGCACCTGATGGCCGGGCATTGCGATTCCCCTTTGAACAATGGCGGAATGCTTCTCGCCGGTTGCCGGGGCTTGATTGGTTTTTGTTTTGCTCATTTGGTTTCTCCTGTTGTGGTGGATAGGGTCGATTAGAGTCTCATAGAGTCTTTTAGGGTCGCGTTAAACATGGTTTAATTCGTTTAGAAACGCCAGGGCGTCGGCGTTGGGTGAAGAGACCACCCCGGCGGCATCCTCGCCACGCCCGCCCTCGCCGCCGGGGTGAAAATCGCAGCCTGCGCCGTTAAGCTCGTCGAGCGTGAAGCCGTCGCCGGTCGGCGCGGGGCCGCGCGCCTCGGCGTCGGCCGCCGCCTTCATCACGCGCAGGTTGTTCGCCATGCGCGCCGCGCGCTCCTCGGCCTCGGCCTGATGGCGGCCGCGAACCGGCAGCACCTTCGCCGCGAGATCCGCCGCCTGCTCGCCCATCTTGATCTCGATCGCGTGGCGGTCGTATGCCGGCGCGCGGTTGTAGAGCGCGCAGGTGCCGAGCGTGTGGCCGTCGCCACGGTCAATCAGCCAGATCTTCTCCGGCATCATCGGATTGAAGAGCGCGAGTACCTTCTGGTCGGGGCTCATCATCTGCTCCCACCCGGCGCGGTTCTTGACGCTCGCGCGGTAAAGCATTTCATCACGCCCGAAAAGCAGCTCGTTCTTGAAGCCGATAAGCCCGTTTCTGCGGACCGCAACCTCGATGGCGTCTTTCTCGATGTCCATGAAGTGCGGCAGATACCAGTCGTCGACGCGGATGATCTCGCCCGACTTGAGCCCCGCGCGGTATGCCTCGGACCGCGACATCGGGCGAATGCGCCGAAGCCGCGGGTCGCGCCCGACGACGGCCGCAATCGCGGTGCGCTCGGTCTCTTCCATTTCCTCAAGCTCCGCCCAGTCGTGCCACTCGTTCGACGTTGCGCTCAAGCGCCACTCCGCGACCTGGTTTGAATCCCAGCCCTCGAGCTTGTGTTCTGGGTCGTTCATCAGCGCCGCCTCGATCGTGCGGAATGCCTCGCAGTATTCCTCGAACGTCATAAGACCCGCCTGGAGCTTCAGCGCGAAAGCTGGCGGCAGTTTCGCCGCGGCAGCCATAAGCCGCTCCTCGTACTTGACGAGCGCCGCCTGGCTTTCGTGCAGGTGCTCGGCGTCGCGTCCGCGGTTGCCGAGGAGGTGCGCGGTGCGGTTGTGAAGGATGTTGTGCGCGCCTTCGCAAAGCGCCTTCATCTTGAAGTTGCCGCCGCCGTTGCCAATGAACAGCCCCGCGTGGACCTGCTCAGAGAGAATGCCCGACCGACGGATGGTGATTAACTCGCCGACGCCTGGTATCGCACGGATCTGCTTTTCGACGTTGCCGCGGATCGCGGTCGTGCCGTGTTCGACAATATCCTCGATGCCGCCGCGGTGGAAGCCGCGCACGATGTGGTCGTATGCGAAGAGGAATCGGAACTGCTGTTCCTTCAGGTTGTCGCGAACGCCGTCGGCGCGGGCGAAGCGCGGCTTCATGATCGAGCTGCACTTGTATCCGGAGGCGACGTCGTAACCGGCGAACTCCAGCGGCTGCACGACCTTCGCGCCCATCATGATGTCGATGTTGTGCCAGACGTCGTCGTATTCGACCTTGGCGAGCACCGGCAAGCCGACGCGCGTTGTGAGCACCGGGATAATGAACCGTCCGGCCGCCTTGCGCCCGCGCCGCGTCGCGAAGACGTTGAAGTAGTAGTTGGGATTGGACTTGGCTACCGCCTGCAGATTCGCGTAAGTCGCGCCGCGCGGCGTCCAGTCCAGCGGGCACTCTTCCGGCACCGGCACGCCGGGATGCTCGCGCTGCCACATTTCGCGCCAGGTGCCGACGAGCCCGACCATCGGCTTGCCCGCGCGGAAATCCGCCATCATCACGCGGTAGCCGCCGATCGAGGTGTTCTTGTCGTTTTCGATGTAGCTCATGTAGCATTCGAGCCACGGGTTTTGCGCCGTCAAAGTCTTAACGCAGCGGCGGTCAATGAGCGCGACCGCGCCGTTGCGCCTGTAGTCGTAATAGCGGCGGCGGATTGTGCCAAAGCTCGCGACGCCCTGGGCGGCGAGCTGCCGCATCATCGCGACGCGGCGGTTCTTCGGCGCGGCGTCAATCGCGACCATGTACTCTTTCATGTCGGCCGCGCCGACCCGCGCCCTCATCGACGAGATCGCCGCCAAGCCCTCATAAGTCGTTAGCTCATTCATCTTTTAAACCCTGTTGCAATGCTTTTTAAGGAACTGCAAAAGCGAGACGCGCGGGATCCGATAGCTCCGTCGCTCGCCTTTCGACGTCGGGCGCGCCAGGAACCCGAGCTCGCCCGATTCACAAAGCGCGAAGACCGGCTCCGCGTCATCCCAGCCGAGGATCCCCGCCACTTCTAGCGGAGAGAAGTCGTTTTGCGCGCCCATCTTCCGGACGAAATGCTGCATCTCGACCGAGTCCACCATCTCGGCGTCCTTCAGCTCCTGCAGCCAGTCTCTCTGCACGATTTCGGCCATTGATTCCTCCTAAGGCCTTAGCCGTTAAGCTCCGCACGGTGCGCCTTGAGCGCGTCGTACAAATCCTTGACGACCCCCCAGCAGACCTCGGTCTCCTTCGCGGGGAGCAGCGCGATCGCGGCGGAGAGCGTCTTCGAGCTGAGAGTCGGGAGCGCCCGCGTCCAGATCGTCTTGGCGTTCTCAAGCGCCGACCGCATCGGAATAGCCGTCTTCGCCGCCGGTTTCTTCGCCGTCGCCTCGCGGCCCATGAACGCGAACCAGGTCTGCTCGAGCTTTCTGCGGCTCGTCACATCCTCGAAAAGCGTATCGCACTTTTCGACAACCTCGCCGTCGACGTCGACAACCTCGCCGTCCGGCTGCACGACCGTCTCGTTGCCGAGAAGCGCGGCGACCGCCGACGCGGAGCCGCCGAGCATCGCAAGAACCTTCTCGGCGTAGTGCTTATAATCCATCGCGGCGGAGTAGGACAGCTCCGGGCAGTTCTCGGCAAGCCAGTCTTTGAGCCCTCCGGCAGATGTGCCGCCCGCTCCGCCGCGCGCCTCGCCTAAATGCCGCTCCCACTGAATGAGCATCGCGCCGAATTTCACGCGCTCGCGGAAGCAGGTTTTCTCAGCCGCGATCACGACCTGGTACTGGTCGACGAGCTGCTGGGGATTGGCGACGGCAGATGTGTTTGACTTCACGGCGACAGCCGTTGTTTTCTTTGTCTTCATTTTTTTAGCTTTCATTGGTTGGACCTTGGAAGAAGTTGTTAGGAGTGGCGTATGAAGTCGGCGGCATGGCAGCCGGCGGGAACGGTGCCGCGACGCTCGATGATGATGCCGTTGCGGTAGATGACCTCTGTTTTCGGCTTGGGCGCGAGCGCGTCGCGCTGGCGGAGGTTTTCGTTTCTTTGCTGGCGCGGCGAGAGTTTGCGACGAATGCGCGCCAGTGATTCGCGCGTCTGCCGCCTCCGGCGTTTTCTCTTGCACTCGTCGCTGCAGCAAGTTTGGTTACTGTATGTCAGCACAAACTTAGCGCCGCATTCGGGGCAGATCTTCTCTATCATTTCGCGGCCCTCCTTGCCCGAAATTCGGGGTATTCGCCGATTGCCTCGAGGATGGCCGTCTCATAGCCGTCCAGCGCAAGCGCGAACGCGCCCTCGCCCATCTTCTTGCCTCTCCAAAGTTCGCACTGCAAAGCGTGCATCTTCTTCGTGATCGCGATTATCTTTTCCTTATCCATTGGCTCCATTCCTTGTATTACGTGGTTCAGACATTGGCCGCGCCGCTCGCGGCCCTCCTTGCCAGGCGGCGGCGACGGTTGGCGAGACGCTGCTGGCGCTTCACGGCGCAGTCGCAGCACCGCTGCGCCTTGATGTAGCGGCCGCTGATGTCGCAGCCACAGTCCTTGCACTTGCGCGGTCTCATTTGCCGCACCTTTCGTAGAGGCGAATGCCGATCGCGATTCCGAACGCCACACCGCCAGCGATGGCGAGCGCGGCAAGTCCGAGGAACTGGGTGGCGGAAAGTTCGACGATCATACGGCCTCCTTCTTCGCGGCTTCGCGGGACTGGCGGTTGGCGGTCATGCGGCGGTGCTTGCCGATTCGCGACATCGCGCCCTTGAGCGCATGACGTACCATTGAGACGGCGAAAGCCTTGCCGCGATACACTTGCATGTCGGCAAGAACCTCATTGCCTGCGTAGAGTATGCAATCGCAAGATACTTTCCCAGACATTGGTTTGATGGTTTGAATGGACGCCGCGAGACGCGGCAGTCCGGGGTCGTCCACAGAGTACTTGATTGCGGCTTTGCCCGGCATTGAGATCACCGGCATCTTGAGCTTGCAGCCGACCTCCGAAGCAACCCACGACTTCTTGGGCGGCTCGTCGCCGAAGAGGTCGCGCCGCACGACGCTCGCGACAACCTTAACAACCTCGTTAAACGCGGTTTTGCCGCGGTCGTACTTCTCCTCTTCGGATGCTCCGTCGGCGGTGCGGCAGAAGCTCGCGGTGATTATGTTGATGCTCGAGAGCGCTTCCCCGAGCACTTCATTTTTCTCTTGTAGGGTCTTCATTGTTTTTCTCCTTGTTTGTGGTTGGTGGGTGTGGTTAAATATCGCGCTGTGACACAGAGCCGCTGAGGTCAGTGCCGGGGCAGGTCGCGAATACCTGAACGACAACCGGCGCGCTGCCGGAATAGTTGTGGACGTCGAGCGTCGAAATCTTGCCGGTCGGATCCATGTCGGCTATCTTTCGCGCTGTCGATGCCAAGGCAGCGCTCTGTTTGCGATAAAGCGCTCTGAGCTGTTCAGCAGTCATGTTTTTCTCCTTGTTTGTGGTGTTTGTGGAAATCAGGCGGCGCGTCTCATTGGCATTGAGGCGAGGAAGTAGCCGGGCGTATAGCGGTCTGGCGTGTAGCGCGTCTGCGCAAGTGCGTCCATGTGCTGCACGATCGCCGCATAGCCGAGCATCGAAAGCTGCACATAGCTGATGTCGCAAGCGCGGGTGTCGACGTCGCCGGCAATTACCAGGATGTCGTCGTTATGAACGCCCGCCGCGCGAAGCGCCTCGCAGCCCTCTATCAAAAGAACCGAGGAACCGCAGGCGCAGTCGTTGATCTTCACGATCTTGCCGGGCGTGTAGTCTTCGGGCTTCTTCGCGCAATTCAAGCTCGCCATCAGGCGCGAGACGCAGACGGGGGTGAGGAACTGGCCGTTCCTGGTATTACTCGCGCCGAGGTGTTCGAGCGCGTGGCCGAGGAAGTCTTCGCGCTTCGCTTCGAGCGCCGCGCAGACGATGGCGAACGCGCGCGGAAAATGCACGAACTCGTCCGCGTCATATCTGCCGCGAATCTGCTCGTACTCCGCCTCAAGCTGTTCGCGCCGCTCGCCGAAGGTCAGCGGCGACTCAATCGCAATCGCCATCGCGCGGACCATGTCTGCGAAGACTTCGACGGCGAAGCGGTGGCCAGACGCGGCCTCGACTTCCTTGATGAAATCTTTCTTGAGGTCGTCCATCACTTCCCCTCCCTCTTCGCGGCCTTCTCAATCCGGTCGAGCAGCACGCGGAAGTCATGCCAGCTCATTGTCACATGATAGCTGGGCGGCATGCCGTGGGAATAGCCGCGCATTTCGCGAACGATGTCTGCGACGGTCTCCATCACTTCCCTCCCTTCCCCTGGCGCTTGAGGGCGGCGAGGAGCGCGGTGCCAGAAATGCTATCGGCGAACGCCTTGCCGTCGACCGTGCAGGTGACGCCGAGACGCGCGAGGCCGCGACGAAGCTCCGGCGACGGCTTGCGCGAGCCGTGAAGGACTCGGCTCAGATGCTCGCGCGAGCAGCCGAAGCGCCGCGCGGCGGTCGTTATGCCGGTGTAAGTCAACCGGCTTTTTATGATGCTTGTTTTCGTTCTCATTGATCCTTGGTCTCCTTGCCTTAGTCACAAATTTGTTGTATACTTTTTGCCTGTCACGCCGTGACGAAAAGAATTATACAACAAATCTGTTGGGCTTGTCAACGGGGTAAAACAAAAAAGTTGCAACAAAAATGATGGGTGGTAAAACATGAGTGTTCTATCCGAAAGGTTGAAAGAGCTCAGGGGCACGACGTCGCAATCAGACATGGCCGCTGCGCTTAACATGAAGTACCAACAATGGGCGCGTTACGAGAAAGGCATCGTCGCACCTGGTGCCGACATTCTCGCCAACATTTGCCGGACACACGCCGTATCTGCCGACTGGCTTTTGGGCTTAAGCGAAGAGCGCGGCACATCTGCCGCGTCGCCGCCGCGATCAACCATCAACCTGGAAGAGCTACGCGAAACCGCAACGCAACTTGCCGGTCAAGCGGCGGAGCTCGCCGGAACAATCAAGAAACTAAAAAAGATGCTATAGGAGAAACGACATGCGAAAGCCAAAAACCATTGACACCGACAACTTTGGGCGTGTGGAATGCCCGCTCATAGTGAATAACGAAAAAGGTCGTCTTGAGACCTGCTTAATTTATGGGGTCAAGGATTTTGTAGAACTTATAAAAAGCGCATATTGGTATTATGCTTCCAAATCCGAACAGACCCAACGACAGTCGGAAATCAAAGAGCTTCTTCATAAGCTGTCTGTTCTGCTTCGGAAAGAAAAAGCTCTGCATGGTCGCATCTGGTCGCCCGTCATACTTGACAAAAGCGAAAAATAAGCGCGGCGGATTTGCCGCGCTAGGAGATCGACATGGAAGAATTTTGGAGACCTATAATCTGGACTGCCGCGACCATTGGCGCGGTCGTGCTGTTCATTGTTTTCCTCATGGCGCTCGACTTTGTAGTCGTGCGCTTGCGCAGGCGTAGGCGAGACACCGCGCTTCTCTCCGAGTTTGAAGAGTGGAAGAAAAAGACAGACGCGGCGGGCGGCATTGAAAGCGCCAATTACGGCTTGCAGCTGCCAGACGGAGAAGAGTGCTTTTACGCAACCCGCGCAACGCTGTGCGAGCCACGCGCGGTGCGCGTGTCGCGACACGGCGGAGTCGGCTTACGCGCCACGCGGCGCATCGGAGTCTTCGAGGGCGAGTCGCGATCGGAGTCTCACGACGAATGGCGAGCGATTTCCAGCGGCATCCTTTACATGACAAACAAGCGCGTGATATTTGCGGGCGACATGCACAACCGGACCGTGAAGCTCGCCGACATTCTTTCCGTCAGCGCTTTTATAGACGCGCTCGACATCCGGACTACCAAGCGAATGAAAAGCATGCGCTTCTCTAATATCAACGGATCCATCGCCAATCAAGTTCTCTCGCTTCTAATGAGCGAGTAAGCGCGGCGTATTTGCCGCGCTTTTTTTGTAAATGGTTTGTTAATGCATTTACAAACCATTAAATGTAATCCACAGCGCGGCGCATTTGACGCGCATTGAATTTACCCCTTGCAAGTTTACTTGCAAGGGTCTTTTTTTTGCCTTTAAGACCCCCTTTGCCGGAGCAAAATACGCCGCGGCGTATTTTGCTGGTTTAAGCGGTCTAAATGGTTCTCGCAGTTTAGGCGGACTAAGCATTTAACTTGTTTTCCGGGCGTGAGATAATAACGCCGCAAACCACCAAAGGCGACTCCTCGACGTGGAATGTTCATTGATTCCTCCTATGTATCGTGGCGCTCACCACTCGGAGCCAGGGAAAGCCGAGGATAAACAAGCTGGCGCCCCGTATGGGGTTCAAGGGAATTGTTTGATTGTTTGATTAAGATGGAAACAAAAGAGAAATTAGACGAGCTGATGACGCGCGCGGTCGAGGCAGAGCTTGACGGCGTGGAACTGTTCGCGCAGTTTTCCATCGACGACATCCAGCGCGAGTACAACGGCATAGGCCCGGAGTGGATGCCGGCGGAGATTCGCGACCGGCTTTCCGGACACCTCGAGCTCTTCGCCCCGGCAGCCCTCATCCACGATCTGCGCTACTCCCGTAGCAACGGCAGCCGATTTGACTTCAACTTTGCCAACATGGAGTTTGGGGGCAACTGCGTCAAGCTCGCGAACGACGCCCACCCCTGGTACAGCTGGCGTCGCTACGCCGCGCGCGCCGCCGCTCAAGTCGCTTTCGACTGCGTCCGCTCGCAGGCCGGCTGGATCGCCTGGTGCGAGGCAAGCCGCAAGAGTTTCAACAGAGAATAAAAGGAAAACAAATGAAGACCGAGCTCAAAATTACCGCAATGCAGCTGGCTTTTGTCGCCGCGCTTGTCGCCGTCGCGTACTTCGTCTCCGGCTGCATGTCGATCACCGTCAAGGACTACGGCTATGACGTGGTGCGCGACTTGAACGGCGCGCCGATCGTCGCGAAGGACGGCACGGTCCAGACCATCCACAAGGGACAGAGATGGAGCTACTTCAAGCATTGGGTAAACCAGTCGTGCGAGCAGTTCAACTTCTCGCGCAAGCCGGGCGACGAAATCGAATTTGCCGCCAGCAACTACCAGGACGAGGTAAGCGCAGAGCTTAACAAACTCGTCGAGACTTCCTTTAAAGGTGCCGCCGAGCTCGCGGCGAAGGTCGCCGCGGCTATTGCGACCTACGGCGCAACAACGGCGGGCGAAGCGGGCGTGTCGGCTCTTTCCAAGGCAATCTCAAGCTACATCGCGAAAGGCGGCAACGTCGCCAACGCAAAGATCGACTGCAAGGACGGCAACTGCACAATCAGCGACGGCATCGTGACTGAGTCGTGCGAAAACTGCATCTGCCCCGGCGGTAGCTGCAACCCCTAAAAGGAAGGCGACATGGAAGTCGACGGCGTAAATCTTGCGATAGGCGGCGGAGCGGTCACGGCGATAGCCGGGGTCGTGGGCGCGTACATCAAAGCGAAGTTCGGAAAGACGAAGATTCCGCAGCCGATGGAGACTCAACAGGTCGGGCCGTTCGTCACGTGCGGCGAATGCAAGCAGCACCGCGCGGCGATCAGCAAGCGGATCGACACCATCGAGACGTCGACGCGCACGATTATCAACAAGCTCGACGAGATCGACACCAGGGCGGAGCAGCGCAGCGAGAACCTGCACCGGCGCTTGGACCCGATAATCGAGAAGGTCGCCGCCAACTCGGCGAAGGTCGACATGATGGACACCATCATTCGCGACGCGGCTAAAGCCGCCAACATCGGAGGAAAGAAATGAACGACTTGACGTTGCAGAAGAAGACGCTTTCGGTCTTGGCGCGCCTGGACGGAATCGCGCTCCGCGAAAGCGTCCTCGCGAGCGAAGTGGAAATCCTTGTCGGGCGTCCGCTCACGACAGACGAGTTCCACGCCGCGATGAAGGAGCTAATGGGCACCGGGCGCGTGAAGCGCACCTTCGACGCCTGGAACGAAGCGCTTTACGAAATCACCGGCGCGGGCAAGGCCGCGCTCATGGGGCGATAAGCGATGAACAAGCCGAGGACTGACAGTTGGTATGCGACGCTCTCGGAGGAGCAGCTTTGGCAGCTCTACTCCGTCGCGAAGCGCTGCCAGTGGTTCGAGACGGTCGCGCACGCGCAGAAGGAGTTCGGGCTTGAGGCGAAGGTCTCGCGCTCGGCGTACTACCGCTGGCTCGACTGGATGCGCGGCGAGGAGTCGGAACGCCGGCTTGCGCAGGCGCGCATCGCCGCGCTCGAGGCGGGCGAGCTCGCGAAGACCGTCGGGCTCAAGGACGAGACGGCGATCGCCGCATACAAGTCTCTCGCCGCGGAGTTCGCGCTCAAGAGCGACGCAAAGACGGCGAACCGCTTCATGCAGATGGCGATGGCGCTCCGCGACCGGCAACTCCGCAGCCGTGAGGTCGACCTTAAGGACGCCGCGCAGACGACGAAGGACGAGCAGCTTAAATTGGCCCGCGAGAAGTTCGAGGCGGCGGAGAAGCGGCTCAATGCGGTCCAGGGCGCGGTCGACGAGCCGCGGCTGACGGACGCCGAGCGCGTCGCGAAGATCAAGTCAATCTTTGGAATGAAGTGATGGACATCCTGAACGAGATACTTATGCCATATCAGAGGCGGTGGGTCGAGGACCAGAGCCGCTTCAAGATCGGCCTTTGGTCTCGTCAGACCGGCAAGAGCTTCGCGACGGCTTGCGAAGCGGTGACGGACTGTGCCGCGCAGCCGAAGGGCAATTCCAATCTGTGGGTCGTCCTCTCCGCCGGCGAGCGCCAGGCGCTTGAGTGGATGGAGAAGGCGAAGAAATGGACGGAGGCCGTCAAGGCGACGGTGGACGGATATGAGGAAATACGCGACTCTGCGAACGCTCTACTATCCCGCGCTGAGATCCGCTTCGCGAACGGAGCTCGCATTGTGGCTATCCCTGCCAATCCGGACACGGCTCGCGGCTATTCGGCGAACCTTGTGCTTGACGAGTTTGCTATCCATGAGCGGCCGTTCGATATTTGGGCCGCAATCTACCCCTCGATTACCAACCCCCTCTCAGGCAAGAAGCGGCTCCGCATTGTTTCTACGCCCAAGGGACGCGGCAACAAGTTCGCGGACCTCTGGGAGCACAACGACACGTACTCGAAGCACAAGGTCACGATCGAAGACGCGGTGAGGATGGGGCTGCCCATCGACATCGAGGAACTGAAGCGCGGTGTCGACGACCCGGGCATCTGGGCGCAGGAGTACATGTGCGAGTTCATCGACAACACATCCGTGCTGCTGCCTTACGAGATGATCGGCAAGTGCGAGTCAGAGTCCATAAAGGACGACGGCGGCGCGCCGCTTTTCATCGGCATGGACATCGGCCGGTCGAAAGACCTCTCCGTAATCGTCACGGCGGCGAAGCTCGGCGACGTTCTCGCCGTCGTCGACGTGACCGAGCTTAGGAAAATGCCGTTCGCCGACCAGCTCGACATTCTGCTTTCCAAAGGTCTTCAAAGGCGCGTGCAGCATGTCTGCATAGACTCGACCGGCATCGGCGCAATGCTCGCGGAGGAAGCCACGCGCAAGGGCGGCGCCCGGTTCGAGGGCGTCAACTTCAACGTGCAGTCGAAGGGAGAGATGTACGGCCTCATGCGCCGCAGGTTCGAGGAGCGGTCAGTCCGCATCCCGGTGTCGCGCGACTTCCGCGAAGACCTTCACGCGGTGCAGCGCGTAGTCTCGACCGGCGGCAACGTGACGTACTCCGCGCCGAGGAACGCGGACGGGCACAGCGACCGCGCCGCGGCGCTTGCGCTCTGCTGCAAGGCGGCAGCGTCCAACTCCGACGCCTGGGCCGATCCGGGCGACGTCGACGAGCTGGACGAGATGGAAGACGCGACGCTCGTTGATGTGCGCGGTCGCTCAATCCATCCATACGCAACTGGATACAGGAGGTTTAACTAATGGGCATTTTGGCCAACATCCGCCACTGGTTCGACAAGCGAAGCTCCGTCTTGACGGTAGCCGAGACGACGCTTGAGCAGATGACGAAATTCAACGCGCTCATGAGGTCGGATCCGGAAGACATCATCCGCGCGATCGACGAGTTCAACTGCGGCTATCTTGCGCCGATGGCGCGTCTCATCGGCGAGTATGAGCAGCGCGACGACAAAATGCGCGTCGCGTCGATAAAGATGGCAAGCGCCGTCTCGCGCTGCGGCTGGAGCGTCCGCCCGAAAAAGGGATTCGAGGACGACGCGGACGCCGCGCGCCAGGTGGAGGTGCTCGAGCGCTTCTGGTCGACGGTGCGCGTGACGGACGCTTTCAGGCGCAACGAGCGCGGCGGGCTTGCGCTCTTGAAGGAGCAGATGATGTCCGCGCAGAGCTACGGCTTCGCGGTCCACGACCTGAGCTGGAAGCCGCTCGCGAACGGCGAGATCGAGGCGACGTTCACGAGCGTGCCGCTTTGGAAATTTGAGAACCGCACCGGAGAGCTTCGCTACATCCCGCAGGTCGGCGGCTGGGACGGCGTCGAGATGAAGCGCGGCGAGTGGATGGTCTCCACCGGCGACGGCATCGGCATCGCCGCCGCGATCTGCGCGTGCATGAAGCGGCTCGGCCTCACGAACTGGCTCGTCTTCACGGACCGCTGCGTGCTGCCGCTCATCCACGGCAAGACCGGCGCGGCCTACGGCAGCGAGCAGTGGAACAATCTGCAGAAGGCGCTCAAGAACATCAACCGGCTCGCGCGTATCGTGACGGATCCGACGACGGACATCAACGCAATCCAGATGGACGGCGGCAAGCAGAATCCGTTCGGGCCGCTCATCGACTGGTGCGACCGCGCGATCGTGACTCTTTACCGCGGCGGCGACCTCGGGACGATTTCGCGCCCGGACGCCGTCGGCGGCCTTGGCCAGCTCGACGAGGTGGACGCCCTGGAGCAGCGCAGCTGCGTCCGCATTACCGAGACGCTTAACGAGCAGGTCTCGTCGTTTGTGGTCGACTACGTTCTTAACCAGGAGCTGAAGGCCGAGATCGTCATCGAGCCGGTCTCCAAGCCGGACGTGAAGCAGGACATGGAGATCGACAACCACCTCGCGAAGTTCGGCGTCAAGCTGTCGAAGACGGACGCGCTCGCCCGCTACGGCCGCGCCGAGGCCGCGGATGACGACCCGAACGACGCGATGGAGCTCAAAACGGGGCCTGAAACGGGGTTTCAGGGGGGCTTGAGGGGCTTTGCAAACGAGAAGCCGGGCGAGATGCCGTTTAAAACCGCGCCTGCGGCGTTTAAAAACGCGCCGCGCGTTTCGGACGGACAAGATGACCCCTCGGGGCTACCCCCCTCTCAAATCGCAAAAAAACGGCCTTCTGGGAGATCAGCTGTCATCGACGCCTTCGTTCGGCAGAACTCAGCCGCGGCAAAAGCGGTCAAGGCGGTCGTGGACAACCCCTCCGAGGGCGCGTTCGCGCAGCTGATGGCCAACCTCCCCGCGCTGCTGCCGACCGACCCGGCGCTCGCATCGGTCATCGCCGACGAAATGGCAAAGGTCTACGGAGAGAGTCTGACCCCGCCGAAGGCGGCCCCAAAAGACTCTGCGCTCTCCGCCTCTCCGCGTGACAATCCTGTCAATCCTGTTAATCCTGTCTAAAAAAAACCAGCCATGAAGAAACTCAAACTCTGCAACGTGCACAAGCTCGCGCTCTCGAACGAGGGCGAGCAAAGAAAGCCCATCCACATCCCGTTTGGAACGTGGGCCTACGACGATAGGATCGACCAGACGCTTGACCGCGAGCACGCCGAGGCGATCGCCGCCGACCTCGCCGGCAAGATCGCAGCGGGCGAGCCGGGCATCCCGGTCTACCAGGGGCACCCGGACGTCCCGGAGTACGCGAGTAAATACCCGGACAAAGGCGCGCTCGGCTGGGTCAAGAAGATCCTCGTCAACGAGGACGGCATGGACCTCGAGGTCGAGTGGGACCGCGATCCCGGCAAGGGCTTCGGATGGTTCTCGCCGTTCTGGACGGGCGACGACCCCGGGCTCGGAGCATCCGGCAAGAAGAACGTGATCGTCGACGGGCTCACGTCGATCGGGCTCGTCAACAATCCGAATATCCGCGAATTTCGCCTCGCCAACGAGGCTCAACCCGAAGAAAGGAAAACCATGAAACCTTATCAGCTCCCGCAGCGCATCATCGACCTTGCGAACGAGTACGACGAATCCAAGCATCCGCGCGCCGAGGACGGCAAGTGGACCTCCACCGGCGGAGGCTCAGAAGGCGCTTCCGGCGGCGGCTCGATGCCTAAAAACTTCAACGTGCCCGACGCCAACGTCTTCAAGCACAGCCTTTCCAAGATCGAGTCGCGTTCTGGCAAAGCCGACAAGATCAACTCCATCCTGCGCAACGAGCGCAAGAACATGAAGGAGGCTGGAACAGAGTTCAGGTCTGGCTCCATTTCCGGCCGCGAGCACAGGGAACAGCGCAGGGATCTCCGCGCGGTACATGTCGCGGCCATCATGTCCGGTCTCGCCTACAACCGCGCGACCCACCAGTACGAATAACCTCCGCCTCTCCGCGCCTCCGCGTGAGACATCAGTTTCATCAACCGCCCGCAAGGGCCTAACAACAAAAAAGGAACAAACAAAAATGGACATCGAAGCCATCAAGAAAATGCTTGGCCTTCCGCCCGAAGCGACGGACGACCAGGTCATGACTGCGATCAAGGCCGGAGCCCAGGCGGTCGAGGAACTCGCCACCGAGCGCACCAAGGCCGAGGCCGCGGAAGCCGACAAGGGCAAGGTCGAGGTCGACCTCGACAACGCCTGCAAGGAGCGCGACGCCGCGAAGACGGAGCTCGAGAACTGCAAGAAGCAGCTCGAGGACACCAAGACCGCGCTCGCTAACGAGAAGGCGCAGCACGAGAAGACGAAGCAGCTCAAGACGAAGCCCGCCGTCGGCAAGCTCGAGCTCTCCAATGAGCAGCGCGACAAGTCCGCGCAGCGCGTCGCCCTCGTCAACGAGAAGCAGCGCGCCGGCATGAGCTACTTCGACGCCTGGAAGGCGGCGAAGGCCGAGAAGCCGGAGCTGTTCAACGACTAACCAACTCAAACGAAAGGTAAAACCAAAATGCCTACCTACTCCGAAAACGGAAAGAACTCCTACACGGCGGCCGCTGCCGTCGCGAAGGGCGACATCCTCAAGTTCACCACTGCCGACGCGAAGGGCCTCCCCTCCGTCACGCCGACGACCGCCGCGACCGACGTCCCGGTCGCGATCGCGCTCACCGACGCCAACCAGGGCGAGAAGGTCGCCGTGAAGATCCTCGGCACCGGCGGCACGACGCTCGTCAAGGCGGGCGGCGCAGTCGCCGCGGGCGCCACGCTCGGCGCGACCGGCGCGACCGCCGCAGCCGGCAACACCGCGATCGGCGTCGCTCTCAACACCGCGGCCGCGTCCGGCGATCTCGTCGAGGTCGCGACCGTCATGCCCGTCGTCGTCCCGGCAAGCTGAGCAAGTGAAGTGAACTGAACCACCACTCAAACGAAAGGTAAAACCGAAATGAAATTCAATCTCGCCAACCTTGGCATTGCGACGAGCGAGAAGGCCGAGAACGGCCACATCTCCCTCGCGAACGAGAGCGCGTTTCAGAATGCGTTCTTCTCGAAGCCCCTGACCGACTTCGCCGTCGGCTACCAGAACCAGGAGGAGCCCCTGCAGGAGCTTCTCGACTTCATCGCCCCGCCCGTCCAGACGACGCGCCTCTTCCAGTACGACGTCGCGAACGGCAAGGTCGCGTTCGAGGCCGCCGCGAAGGGCGAGGACGAGCGCGCTCTTATGGGCGAGTTCAAGGTCGTCGACTGGATGGACTCCAAGGCGACGGGTGCCACGAAGTCGAAGGGTCTCACGACCTTCATCGACAACGACATCCTCGAGGAGATCCCCTCCAAGCTCGAGGAGAAGGTCGCGACGCTGAAGTGCATGCTTCTCCGCGCCGACCTCATCCGCGCCAACGCGCTCCTCGTCTCGCTCGCGACGAACACGGCGAAGACCTGGAGCTCGGGCACGCCGACTCCGGACATGGACGTCAAGGCCGCGATCAAGGCCGCGCGCACCGCGCTCGGCCAGCAGCCGAACCGCGTCCTCTTCGGCGGCGGTGCGTGGGAGGCCCGCGACACCGCGCTCGCGAAGCAGAACACCGCCGGCGCGTTCGCCGGGCTCATGCGCCTCGAGAGCGACGTCGCGCGCTTCTACCGCGTCCGCGACATCAAGATCAACGACCTCGTCTATGATCTTCCCGGCACCGGCAAGACGCCGATCATCGCCGACGCGAAGGTGTTTGTCTTCACGGGCAACACCATGCCCTCAACGATGGACGCCTCGAACGTCAAGCGCTTCTGGTCGCCTGTCGTCGGCGGCGGCGAGTGGGCGGTCTTCGTCGACCGCACGCACTCCGCGGAGCTGACGAAGGTCACGGTCTACCACCGTTCGGCGATTCTCTCCCCGAACGCGGTCGGCGTCCAGTCGCTCACCATCAGCTAAGGAGGCTCGGCTATGGCGTGGCGTACGTTGAACCGCGATGACCTAATCGCGAAACTGAGCGAGACCGAGGCAAACGCTTTTTCAAAGAAGGCGTGGGCGCTCGACCCCATCCCGCCTCTGCTCGCGATGACCTGCGACTATGTGCGCGACGCCTGCCGCTCCAACGGCAACGTGCGCCTCTCCCCGGTGGAGCACTCCATCCCGGGAGGGTGCATTACCAAGGCTCTCGACTATGCGGTATTCGACCTCCTCAAGCGCATCGGCGTCCCGATCGGAAAGGACCGGGAGAAGGCGCGCGACAAGGCGGAGGAGTACTTCGACCGCATAGCCGAGGGCAAGGTCAACCCCGAGAGCTACGGCGCGAGCGACACCGCGCAGAGCGGCGGCCCCGCCGTGGCCCTCGTCACCACCTACCCCGACCGAGTCGCCCACATGGAGGGGCTATGATTAGAGATCTAAAAGTTCCACAGGCAGGGTGCGGGGCCGCCAGAGGCCCCGTCCGTTCCGCGCTTGCAGCCGCGCTTATTACCCTTTGCAGCGCGTCTGCAAACGCCCTGCCGCTGACCTGGCGCGCGGACTGGCCCGACGCCAAGCCTGTCGAGACGCTCGTGCACCGCGGCACGGACATCGAGCTGCAGCCGACTTGGTTCATCAACAAGGCGGCAGCCGACACCAACGGCTGGACCTTCACCACTTTCTGCCAGACAAACGCCGTCGGCCCTTGGTTCGGACCGCTGCCTGGCGCGTTCTTCTCGCACACCAACGACGTCGGCGCGGCGTTCTACAATGTCATGGTCCGCGCCCAGACGCCCGGCGGTCAGGTCAA